CAAGTCCTGCTGCTTGACGCATTTTTGATAAAATTCCAGCAGTTTCAATCTTATCATTTTCAGCCATTCCAAATAGTTCAGAATTGACACCTGCAATCTCCATTATATCTTTTTCAAATTCAGCTTCTAATTGGAACATAGATGGTGGGATATTTGGAGCTTCTATTCTTTGGACATCGGTCATTTGAGCTTCAGGTTTTAAAAAGATAACCTGACCATTACCAGACTTGAATAATGATGCATTATTCGTTACTGCGCCAGTTTTTGCTATCCATCCAGAGTTAAGCTGCGCATCAATGATATCAACCATCTTAGATCTGCGTTTATTAAGCTCTGTTTGAGGGTCTCTAACAATGCGAACTAAAGACTGTATTTTCCAGTTAAATAGATCATAAGAAGGCTCGAAAATAGCAAGAAAAGGTACATAAGGATATTCATTAAGTCCGTTTGGGTCTTTTCCATAATATAATAACTCACCTTCTACAATAATACCAAGATCTACGGTCTTGACAGGCTTTTTTATCACTTCCACTTGCGGGAACATCTCACGGTATAGTCGTAGGCGTTTTTTGTCTCCATCCCATTCTTTTGTCTCGCCAGATTCCATATCGACAAGAACTTCTTTATTTACGTAAGATGTTCTCCAATATTCTGTATAGTTCATGAGCTTTTGCATGCCCCACTGTCTTGCAAAAGGCATATAGGTAAATTTGTCATCGCGGCTACCCCAAGGAAGAGATTCGATAACATCTTGCTTATCTGGAAGTAATGAGGTGATTTCCGATCTAGATAAGAATTTACGTCTTGCAACGAATCCACAATCGCTTAAGTCTTTCTTTGTGAAAAAAGGATCTAATATAACACTATTCCATTCGTCTAAATTGAATTTTATGTCTCCAGACACAGGATCATCACGATAATCCATCCACGGGCTTATAAAGCTCATTCCTGTGGTTAATGCGCCTTTGAATGCATCAGAGATGGTTTGATAGCCATTTGAGTACTGCATTACATGTTGTATAGTATCTGTAAAGAGTTTAGCAGTCTGTTCTGAGGCATCTTCAACAGGAGCGACAGTAGTTGATAATCTATTCTTACGTTGATAGCCTTGAACGAGATTAACAAGTCGACGAATCTTATTATAAGTAAAGCTAGAACGCCTTTGATTGTTTAAGTAGGCTAATTCTTCAAGAGACCACTGATTCCCAAGAAAATACGATAAATCTTTATATGCTTCTGAATAATATGAATTCCATAATTGATAAGCTCTTTCATAGCTTTCGCCAAAGTCTTTTACCACATCTTGGTGCTTTTCAAGTCTTGGATCGGATTTTACTTTATTTTTAAAAGTCGATAAGAAATCATTAGCGTCTGATGAATTACGGGAATAATCTGACATGGGTGAAGACATGCAATACCTATGATTTGTCAAATTATAAGTATATATATAAATTATTTTACTTTCTAGTAATTCAATTAGCCTGTATTCTATTACACATTAAATGGACAGGAAGGGAAAGGATAGGATGGGAGAGGAAAGGATAGGAATGGAATGGAAAGGAACGGTTTTATTTTTAATTATTAATCAACCAAAAGGAGAATTTTATGTTAGTTAAAGCACATATACAGATTATCGGAACAAGACCTTATTTATTCAACTGCTTAGGAATAGGATTTCTAAGCTCTGATAGAAAGAAAATGAGCGGCCAAATTGGCAACAATCCCGATGAATGGCAAAATACATTCTACATGAATGAACAACGCGTACCTTATATACCCTCTTCTTACGTACTAGCCTGCTTACGAGAAGGATCTACTTATTCAAAATCTGGCAGAGGAAGCTTGCAAAAGAAACTAACAGCTACTCTTTTTGTTGAAGAAGAGACAATTTTATTCAAGAACATCAAAATCCCAAAAGAAGAAGATATTCCTCAAAATGACGTATCCAAAAAAATCTACATAGACGTACGTTCTGTAAGAAATCCTGCCACCAAAGGTAGAAACTTACGATATCGCTTGTGTATAGCAGCTGGATGGGAATTTGATTTCACCATCATATGGGATGATACTATCATTTCTGAGACACAAATGCGTAATATTGTTAGAGATGGTGGCACTCTTGGTGGCATTAGCGATGGAAGAAGAATCGGCTTTGGAAGATTCGAAGTAAAAGAATTCAAGATATTAAAATAAAGGATGGGAATGGATTGGAGAGGATAGGATGGGAACGGAATGGAATGGACTGGAACGGCTTTATTTTGTTAAGAGGAGAAAATGATTGAAATTTAGAAAGTCCAAAAAGGATGATCAAGAAAACATAGAAAAAGCCTACAATATTCTAGTTGCGACTGTAGAAAATCATCCTGAAATCGAAACAACTTTATGGGCAGGAGCTTTAATGTCAGCATTTGTGCATATGCATTTGAATACTAAAATGCCTTATAAAATATTTTGTGATTCTTTAGATAATATTAAAAATGTATATAAAAATTGGTTTGATGAGGATGAAAAATTAGAAAATTAAATGGATCGGAAGGGATAGGATAGGAATGGACAGGATAGGACAGGAGTGGAAAAGACCGGAGAGGAGAGGATCGGCTTCACGGTGATCGTAGCTCAAAGGTAGAGCTCTGGAGCATATCCCAGTATCTAGGTTCGAGTCCTAGCGATCACCCTTTTACCCTTTGTAGCTACTAAAAATATGATGATTAATGATAAAATGAGCTATTCTTTCCAAAAAGATTAATATCATAAAAGAAGTTGTTACGATCAGCAACGTTTTTTTATCTTTATTAAAATCTTTTTTTCCAAAAATGTATATTAGTAAATAAACAACCAAAATTATTGTTGAAACAAAATAAAATATAAAATCAAAATCTAATAATTCTTTCATTGTCACCTATTAGCTATCACATTCTAATAATCGAACTTACTATATGACTAATCAAATATCCTACTCCAAATGCATATATTAGAATCATTAACTTTTTATTTTCTATGTAATATTTTATTAAAAGATAAATAAAAAATACTATAAAAACTGCAATGGAAATAAAACTATAATCTAAAAACTCTTTCATTACTGCCCCCTTGCGCTATCGCAAAAACTATCACTACTTGAATAACCTTCGCTTTGATATTGTGACTCTATTTGTCTTTCGACATCTCTTTCTATTTTAGCTGCTTTATGATACTCTTTATTACATTGATAACCTTCTTTAATTTGATTGATAGTTTCGCTTCCTGCTACAACCGTTGTTACTCCACCACATACTGCAGTAACAGGATCACAAGTTGCCGCTCCTTTTACGGTTTCTGCAGCAGCTAATACAGTTACTACTGTTCCTATTCCTGCTTTATTATAATGATCATTTCTTTCCTGTTTAAGCTCTTGAGATGACTTATATTCTGATTCTTTACAAACCAGCGACGTAGTACTTGCTATACACACCAATAAAAAATACTTCATTTCCAAACCTCTTGCGAGAATCAAAAATGAAGTATAACCATAAGGAGAGAAAAAGAACAATAATTATTTTTTAATGATCTCTTCGATCTGTTTTTTAATATCGATAATGTCTTTAACAATACCAGCGACATCATGAGCTATTGCTACTAAATTAGCCTCTAGATCTTCTACTTTTTGAGGCAACGCATTAATAGCATTAATCGTCACAGCGTCTTGTTTTTGAACCCATTTTAACATGTTTTACCTATTTTGTTACAGTTGGTGGAGTTGTTTGATTAAGAGAGCTATTAGCCGATTTAAGAGGTACATTAATAGCTGGATTAACATTAGCTGCTGCATCTTGGTCCTGGTCTACCGTTTCTTGAGATCCTGATTCCGTATGAGTATCAACAACAGATATTGTACAAGCTCCTAAAACAAAACAAACACCAAATAAAACGGATGTAATGTATTTATTCATGATTTCTTAACCTTTTTTATGAGTTTCTTGTCATCTTTTGCTTCGCTCTTAGCTTCTTTGGAAAGTTTATTCCATGTTTTACTATCGCGCTTTAGATGTGATGTAACATCTTTTTTTATTTTTGTCTTCATATTTAATTTCCTGGATTTGGTCTTGGTATTCTTGGAGGGCTTCCGTATGGATTGTCGGGTCTTGGGTTTGGCTGTGGCCATCTGGGTATTGTTACTGTCATTTTTAGGCTCCTTTAATAGAACTTCTGGAATATCTATCATTATATGAACAAACTCGTCCATAGTTCTATCGATATAATATCTTGTATATAATGTTACCATATTTTTAATAAACTTTTTATACAAATCCATACATCCTGGACATAATAACTTATTATTTCCAAATATTTCTATAATTGAAAGTTTATCATCTTCCATGCCGCATCTAGAACATTTCATATAATTGACTCCATTATAATATTTTATTTCTATCTCAAAGGTGGTAATGGTAACGTTGGAGGATTTGGAAAAGGAGTTCCATGCGGATTATCTGGCTTTGGTGGTTTAGGTGTTGAGATTGTTTTGTTGTTCATATTTATTCCTCTTTAGGTTGTTTTGGTACTTGTTCTAATGCTTGCCCACATTTCCAACAAAATGGACTATCTAATACTTCAGAAAGAAACGTTCTTAAACAATGAGGACAAACGTAACGATAAATCAAAAATTAACCTTCCTTCGGCGGTTTTGGTAAAGGCATCCAGTGAGTAACTCCTATTGATAATTCAGAAAAAATAGGAGATCTTTCTTTAGTTTCGTTATTAGAAATATATGTATCATAAAATCTTTGAACATCTTGTGGGTGATAGCCATTTCCTGAATTATTGTAGGTAAGTACAAATTGGTTTTTTTCAGGTAATCTATCTTTAACACTAATCCAATCCACCACATTCACCAATCCTTGATCATCTTCCATCAGTCGTACCATTTAGGTATTTTTTCAAAAGCTTTCTTTATATCTTCATCATTTACATAGGCAAGTAAAATTTCAACTGCATATTCATAATCATCACTATCATCGAATCCTTTTAAATAATTCAAAAGTTCTTGTTTTGTCATTTAAAAACCGGCTGATACTTGTCTTTTAGTCTCTCAACCTCATCATCATCAGGACCATCTTTTGCGTCAACAAATCTTTTTACAGCAATAGCCATATATCTGGCGCTATCTGCCCCGTGAGAAAATCCGTCATGCAAAGGTCTTGATTTATAGACATTATGCTTCTGATCAAACTCTTTTCTATAATTCTCTAAACACTTAATGAGCTGTTTGGCTTTTACTTCATCTATTAAAATACGTGGGAAGATACCTCGCAAAGCTTCGATGCCGTCCTCAATAGAGATTTTGAGGGTTGGTAAAGTAATAAATTTGATCCCAAGACCTGACCCAACTTCTTTTGCGGAAAGTCCTGAACTAAAGGCATGTGAATCAATATCGTGTGGTGCATAGTGATCGGCGTAAAGATATGGTTTGTCAAAAAGGACTTTTGCATAATGAGGTAATCCCTCTCCGTTATTTTCATAATAATCGATGATATGGATCTCTGAGCCAATAACTTGATAGAATATAATTGCGCAAGAGTCTCCGTATCCAATGTCCCAAGCGGTATAAACCCGAGATTGCCTTTGCCATGCCACTTTACCAATTCTATCTTCGTCACGAGCCTGTTGCATATATCTAGCATAATAAGAGCCTTCCACTCCAAGGGTAAACGAACAATAAAATTCCTGCTGAACATAATCCTCTGACATGCCAGCATCTCTTTCTTTTTGGATATCCTCTGCTGTAATCACATTAGTGTCATCAACCGTTAACTTCTGACAATACCAATCTTGATTTGTAATAGCCATATCATATAGATCTTTAGCATGATTAGCACCCCTTGGAGTATTATGACTAATTAGACCGTTCGAGCAGAATGAATGAGTTTCTGGAATTACAAAGTCATAGACATTCCCTTGATCATACTCTATGGTTTTTACCTTATCATAGAAATAGTTCGAGTCAATTACAGACTGTAACCATAGATCAGATTTTTTCTTTAGAAGTTCGAGAGCTTTCATGTATGAGATGGACTTCTGTCTATTTAACCATCCCATGTTCATTCCTTTACTATATTCTCTCACCCATTTCGAATTGATCGGAATCTGATCGCTCTGACCATTAATAAATCTATTTCCTGAGCAAAAAAATCTTTCCTGCTTTCTTTTGAGCCTAAATCCTATTTCCTTAAAAAATATAGAAGAACCACTGCGACTGAGCTCGAGTCTAAAACATTTTGAACTAACTTTTACCTTTTTATTCGGGGGAGTTATGTGCCAACTTTTCGTGCTGATTATGCCAAAATTTAGCAGTATGATTTGCATTTGATTTATCAATGTTTCAGATGTTGAATCACAATGAACCAAACCCCTTTTAGTTGCACAACCATCGCCATCGAAGTATCCAGATATAAAAGAAGCTACTATTTCTTTCGAGCAGGACATAATCTTTTCAGGAAAATCTTTATTTTTAGCTCCTTTCTTTAACCCAATCCATTCAATAAATGAAACAAATTCTTTAGAACAAAATGTATGATGAAATTTATCATATGTTTTAAATCTTTTAGAATTTATAAATTCTATTATTTCTTTATCAACATTAGTAATAGTTATTGAACTATCATTCCAGGATCCTTCGGCTAAAATTAAACCCAAAAGATAAGATAAATCCTTATTCAAATTAAGAGAAATAGGAATGTTTTTTTTACCACGAGCTTCTAAACGTTTAGGTCTTATCCATTTTGAAATATCTATATCACATCCCCAGCAATTTTGCCCTCTTTGTATTGGAATATAATCGCCGACTTTCCATTTATCAGATCTTTTCCATCCATCTAAAGATAAAACAGGATGATTAGGAGTACACGAAATTTCATAACCTTTTTCAGTGGTAATTTTTAATAATTTTTTCATCCCACCATTATAAAATGAAATGGCTTTATTATAACCATTAATTCCAAATATATTTAAATCTATATTAGTAAATTGTTTTTTTGAATTAGTAACAATATTTTTAATTTGTCCAATTCCTTTTTCTGTAAATACTAATGTATCTTCTTTAACACAAAAGTTAAAGACAGCCCAGCCTTTGTTCTCTGTTAAGATAGGACGAATAAGCTGCCATGCTACTGGGTCTTGTAGGCTATATTCCGTGAAGATACAGCCGATAGGATTAGTTCCAACTATGCTATCGATGTTGTTAGAGCCTATTACCTGGATAAGAGAGCCATTAACAAGGCGCAGCTTCATCTCAGCTGAATTGAGCGATCCATGGATTAATTGCTTAGGAATATGATCTAGAAACTTAAAACCTGTCTTATCCATACCATCCCATAGGATCTTTCTTCCTTGTGAAAAGGTTGGAAAGAAATAATAATAGATGCCAACTTGCTGAATAGCTTTCATGATAAGGTAATTCCAACATGTCTTTTCCTTGCCAGCTCTACGATGCCAGACAAGAACAGCGCGCTTCTTGCCAGATTTCATAGCTTCGAAGAAATCATATTGATAAGGTCTTGCGTGGAATTCATGAGGAATAGGGAGATCTAATTCTTTTTTCTGCATAAAATATCATTTATCAAATAAATAATATATATACAAATTATTTTACTTCTTGAGAATTATAAGATCTGATAATCTATTACACATTAAATGGATGGGACGGGATTGGAAGGGAGTGGAATGGAATGGAAAGGACTGGAGAGGAGAGGAATGGAAAGGTGCGGAGAGGAAAGGATCGGCTTTATTTTAATTAAGGAGATTTAATGAAAAAATCAACAAAAGAATCTTCTATTGAAGATATTAAGGATATTCAGATCAAAGTAGCCATTAATTATTCTATAGAACTTTATAAAATAGACTGGGGCGAAGGAGAATGGCTAAAAGAATATGATTTCGTTTATTTTATCTATAAAGATATGGAATGTCACATTATGAGGAATAGATTTGGTACCTGGTGTGGATATGTTATGCTTTCTTTAGACCATCCATGGACAAAAATTAAAAATCCAACTTTTAATTTAGAATCTGGTGTTCATGGTGGCATTACCTATGCACGAGAAGATTTAGGTAGATATATAGTAGGTTTTGATTGCGCTCATGGTGGAGATTTAGTGCCTGCAACTCAATCTATTTTGAAAGATTCAAGAGAGAAATTAAAAAAATTCATGACAAAAGAAACGAGTGAAGTATTCTCTAAAGTCACTGAAGGCTTTGAAGAAAGTTTTTTTTCATTAAAAGATACTTACAAAAACATCTTCTATGCCATAGAACAATGCCAATTATTAGCAAATGAAGCTATAGAAGCTTCGCAACATCAATAAACAGCCTATTATTGTCATTATGGCCTATATCCATCACTTTCTTGATATAATCGATCTTTGTGTCTTTCAGATAGGATATATCATCAATGATGATTAATCCATTCGGATGCATCTTAGGCATAAAATAGCACATCTCATCCATTACAATTGTGTCTACATGTTCGCCGTCCAGATAAACAACGCCATATTTTTCTTCAACGCACTCATTATTCGTCCAAAGATATTGTAATGGCTTAACATACATAAAATCATAAGAGGTCATGCGATAATGGATATGAGTAATCTTATAACCATAAGCTAATTTGAATAGAGATTTCATAGTCATCCGATAGGTTTCATCGCCAATAGCTGGCCATCTTCCCCCAGATTCATAATCCTTGCCATAAGGATCAATAGTTATAAAAAGCCTTGGATTGTTCTGTATAGCATGCATAAAAAGCTCAGAAGATCCACCAGCTCTTACTCCTATCTCAAGAAAAGGACATTCAATAGGAATTATCTTGGACTTCTCTTCTAATCGCTCGGCAAAATACTCGAATCCCGTAGAATGGTCAGAAGATCTTTTAGCCGATTCTAATAATATGTTGTCCATCTTTAACCTATATCATCTTTATATCTTTGCATCAAACTCTTCATGTCACGATAGAAATCTTCTTCAGTAAGAGTCTTCATATCTTCGTCTTTTGCTTTTTTTAAGAAGAAATCTTCAGTAAGAATATTCTTAGGCAACGGCATCCAATGAGTAATAGACTCCGTAGTCGTTTTTTCACATGTACATTTATCAGGATAATAAACATAACAAATATCACCAAAACCTTCATAACAACAAAAAGCTATCTCCCCATCTATAATTGCTAAAAATCTTTCATCTTTAGTATTTGATTTAAAATTAGGGTATTGAACTTTAACATCAATCCATTCCATATCAATCCATCCTCGTACAATCAACCGTTAATTCTGTACCTACATCATCGTATTTGTATTGAAGATTACGAACAGTAGTGCCCTCTAATCCCCTTTCATTGGCATAATCAAAGGCTACTTGAGCAAGTGTTATGATGTTTTCTTTGCTAAGTTCTGGCGTTAAGAATAGCATCTTAGATTGAGGATCGATCTTGAGCGTTGTCTTGACAGTTGCAATAGTTACTGAAGTTTTACCATATTTTGTCGCATGAATATGTTTTTCTTCATTCGAAGCATTATCACATTGATAAGCTAATTGCTCGAGAACTTCACCGACTTCATATAAACAATTATTAATTTTCTCTTCACTAGGAGTAAATCCATACCCCGAAGTCTTATCCATATCAAATAAAAGATCATGAGTCTTTTCTATTTTAGTTAACCATCTTGCGAGCATGTCGTAACTGATTTCCATTTGTTCCTCTTAAGTATTATTATAGCTGGCTACTTTCACCATCCATAATATTGCCATTATCGTCAAGAGGAAGTGGAATATTTAGATTTTTGAAGGGAGGAAGATTCTTATTTTGCTCGTACCATCGATAATATTCAATATCGGCGCATTTGCAACATGAGCCTTCCATAAAGATTGAATCTGCTGGTTTGCCGCAGGAGCATTTCATTTAGGAACCTCGTTAATCTTAACGTTAATAACAGTGTTCTCTAGTTCATCGGGTTGTTTGTCTTTCCAACCGCATTGATTTTTCATGTACCAGATAATAGCTCCAAGATTCTTTTCCTCGCATAATTGAAATAGTCTTCTTTTAACACTACCATTGCCGATATCACGTCCCTTTTTTAAGTTCTCGGGGTAATTTACATATAATGTATCAGGGTTGCAACCCATATGAGCAGCAACTTCAGCAACAGTAAAGCCTTTCGAAGACATCTCTTCTATTGCTTTGGTATCCAATTGCAATTTAATTCCAAATGGTCTGCCAAGTTTTTTCTTAATTTCTTTTTTCATACTTATAATAACTTATACTTGTTTTTAGGTATAACTAGATATAACTAATTTATCTATCTCAAATTTATTATATCATAGTCAAATAGTTTTTAGATATTGCATTAAATGTTCATAAAAGATTAGAGTATATTCTTTTCAATTCTAAAAGGATTAATATGTCAGATTATAATTGTATTGAACTTGGTGTAGACATAAAAAGAGCAATTCATAAAGCCTATGAACGCGGTGATAATATACAGACTATCGCTTATGTATTGCTTGTTAAAGGTTTAGCTATAATTGAATGTCATTATCAAGGGGAAAAAACTTGGCAAGAACATGCTAGACATGCTATTGAATTATTTATAGAAGCACAAGAAGAAAGACTAAAAGAAGGGAATTAAAACCCCTTCTTTTCCAATATCTCTCTCATGGCTACTACAGCATCAGCTATAGTCTTTAGGTGCCAGGAAATCGATTTAAGGCTGTATTCTAGCGTTGGTAGAGGTTTTGGATCAGTCATTATTTCTTTCCTTTCTTAGGCATTTTACCACCAGATTTTCTAGCAACTGAATAAGCAATTGCTACGGCTTGCTTTTGAGGTTTACCAGCTTTCATCTCACGCTTGATATTGGTTGACATAGCTTTTTTTGATTTTGATTTAATTAACGGCATATAGTCTCCTATTTTGTTTTTCGTACAAATATGTTTAAATTCTTTTCATTATCTATCCCATAAGGCAATCTTAGTAAGACACCTTTATTCTCAGAGATAGTTATTAAGTCTAAGGGTTCTAGCACAATCTCAAAGAATATCTCTTCCTCATCTTGGTCTAATATTAATCGCATCCTTTACCATTTGACGGCCAAGCTTCCTGTACAGACATAATCTTGACTACAGTGCGGGGCTGTTCTCCATATCGTTTGTGTAAGTACATATCTACAATTTGATTGTCATCGGCGTAAAATATCTTTTTTAGGGCATTGGTGATTAAATAGGCTAAATTATCAATATCGGGTTTCTTGATAGGTAGGATGGAATGATTGGCCATTAGGCGCTGGCGAACCTTAGAGGTAGATTTAGGGATAGGTAGGAAGAAGGTTAGATCTAAGATAATAGGGCAGGTCAAAGGATTAGGAGGAGCGTACGGTTTGGCCTGCCACTGAAACTGAAGCTTTTGTTTCTTTGAAGGATCA